CAGATCTTAAGCCGTGGATGATTCCAGATGACTCTTTCGCTCAATTAGATAACGCTTATATTTTTAGAGGAAGAGTAAAGAAACGTTTTGGTTCTCGTTTGACTGGAACCGGTTGGACCGATGAAGATGTAGCACATCTTTTTTCTCGTTTGAGAATTGCGTTGGCCGGTGGCGCTGGCGTTGGTATAACAGATGCTGCTGGCGTAGCCGCAGGAAACGTACCAGGGGCGATCTTTAAGGTCGGACAGATATTCTCAGTTGGAGATACAATATTCACCGTAACTACGGCCGGTGCTGGTATACAAATGTTAAGAACCGATGGATCAGTTGAAGCCGCAACTTATAATACTGCAAACGGTGCATATTCCATTACTATTGCGGCAGCTCCAGCAACACAAGTTTATTTCTATCCATCCGATCCAGTTATGGGAATAGCCCAATATGAAAGCGGAACTATTAACAACCAGCCAACACTGGCTTATGATACTCAATTTGTTTATAAATATTCTGGTGGTATGTGGCTTAGAGAGACGGTAGGAACTCCTATTTGGCATGGAGATAATCTTAACTTCTTTTGGTCAACTAACTGGGATGGAGTATCATCGGATAAAACCAGCCTTTTTGTTAGCAACTTCCATGTTTTAAATAAAAACGGCGCTGTAGACGCGTCAGATGATACGATTTGGTCGTATGACGGAGCAACATGGGCGACGTTTGAGCCTAAATTTCTAGTTGCAGGCGCTGGAAATTCTGTTGCTACTGCTCGCATTATCTTGCCTTTTAAAGATCGTTTACTTCTTCTTAATACAATAGAATTAGATGCTGCCGGAGCCAATAATAAGCATTTCCCTAACAGATGCAGATTTTCTCATAATGGAAGCCCTTTCCCCGCTGCTTCTGCATGGCTAGAGCCAAACCAAGTTGGCGCAGATGGCGCAGGATGGATAGACGCTCCTACCGAAGAAGAGATAGTAAGTGCTGGATTTATTAAAGACCGTCTTATCGTTTATTTTGAGCGTAGTACGTTCGAATTGGCTTATACGGGAAATCACCTTCTTCCATTTGTATGGCAAAAGATTAACACTGAACTTGGATCAGAAGCTACGTTCTCAACCGTTCCATTCGATAAGGTTGTTTTAACTATAGGTAATACCGGCGTACATGCTTGTAACGGTGCTAACGTTGAACGTACCGATAACGATATTCCACAGGCTATATTCCAGATAAAAGACAAAGATACTGGCGTAGCCAGAGTAGCTGGAATACGCGATTACTTTACAGAAATGGTTTACTGGTCGTTCCCATCAGGTAACGAAACAACAACTCAGACATACCCTAACCGCGTTCTTGTTTATAACTATAAAAATAACGCTTGGGCTTTTAACGATGATTGCATAACGGCTTTTGGCTATTTTGAGCAGCAGACTGATAACTCTTGGGCATCTGAAGATTTAATGTGGCAAGAATCCGATGCAACTTGGAATAGTGGCATAATGCAGGCTCAATTCAGGCAGATCCTTGCCGGCAACCAACAAGGTTTTGTCTTTATCGTTGATCCAACAATAACAAGAAACGCAGCAAATATGCAGATAACCGATATGGCATATAACGCTGGAACTAGATTAACAACTATAACGATAGTAGATCATACGTTAGTCGTTGGTGACTATATTAACGTAGAACATACTGCTAGTTTTACGGGTATTTATGAAGTGGCATCTGTCCCAAGTAAAGACACCATAACTATTGTCCACGGATTTGCTGTCGCCTATACAGGCGGCGGAACAGCCTCACGAGTATCACGTATTAAGATATTATCCAAGCAGTGGAACCCTTATGTAGATAAAGGTTATAACGTACATCTCGCTAAGATAGACTTTTGTGTTGAAAAAACATCAGCTGGCGAAGTAACCGTCGATTATTATCCATCGTATACAAATTTATCTATGATTGATGAGGCGTTTAATACTGATACGCTTTTAGGCGTTAATATATTAGACACATTCCCCTATTCGCTTATTCCACTTGAGTCTAAGCAAACTCAATTATGGCATCCGGTTTATTTCCAGTCCGATGGTCAGGCTATACAGATATTTATAACGCTTAGTGATTATCAAATGAGCGACATAGACATAGCATATTCTGATTTTCAGCTTGATGGTCTTATCTTATATACACAAATAACTTCGAGCAGGTTGCAATAATGAAGGATTGTTATGGCAAATAGTGGTGGCGGCGGATCGTTTATACCTACAACGCAGGTATGGGATGTTAATGAAATATACTCAACAGAGGTAACATCTCCTGCGTTTAAAGAACTTCTCGTAAGGTTATATCAGAATATAAACGCTCAATCTTTATCGTTAAACAGTAAAGATGCTGGGTATTACCATACGAACGAGTTTGTTAATGGCCAGCTGTTTTTTCCTAACCCAGCGTTAACATCAGCAAGTACGACAACGCCAACGATGCGTCAGGTTATAAGAAAGGTGATTAACTTCGGCGCATTGCCTAATGCTGGTACGACTGATGTGGCACATGGATTAACGTTAACTGATAGTTATACGTTTACACGGATTTATGGAGCAGCTTCAGACACTACTGGTCATAATTATATTCCGCTTCCTTACAGCTCTCCTGTTCTTGTTGATAATATAGAGTTATTAGTGGATGGAACAAATGTTACAATTATTACTGGATCGGATAGATCTAATTTTGATGTAGCTTATGTGGTTTTAGAATATTTAAATCAGTAGGAGTAGTAATGGCATTCATGGATACGTTTAAGAAGGCTCTTCCTTTTGCAGGATTAGCAGGAGCAGGCGGCGTTGCCGGTGGTCTTATGAGCGGCGGTGGTTTGTTAGGAAATAAAGAATCTATCCAACAGGCCCAACGATTTACGCCACAACAACAGCAAGTTATGCAGCAGTTATTGTCTCAAGGCCAACAGAATACAAATTTTCAACCGATCGAGCAGCAAGAAATAAGCAGATTTAATACACAGACAATTCCTGGCTTAGCAGAACGATTTACTGCTATGGGTGGCGGACAACGGTCGAGTGGTTTTCAAGATGCCCTAGGGCGAGCAAGTGCTGGCCTCGGTGAAGGATTAGCTGCTTTAAGGTCGCAGTATGGCATGCAACAGTTAGGCATGGGGCTGCAGCCACAGTTTGAAAATATCTTCAGGCCGCGACAACCAGGTGGTGTAGAGCAAGGTCTCGGTTCGATCATGCAATTATTACCACTGCTCATGTATCTTTAAGGAGAAGACATGCAAGTTATACCAAGAGATGTTCCGGGAAGCTTTTCTGATTCATTCCAAACTGGTTTGCAACAGTTAGTTCAAGCTAAGATGGGACAGTTGCAGCAACGACATCAAGTTAATGAGTACGGTAAGGCATATGAAGCACTTGGACTGCCTAAAGAACTTATCCATTTGCCTAATACCGCACAAGCTAAGTTGCTTGAAGAGTTATCGCCACTTATTGCATCTAAGTTGTCATCTCAAATGCAAGGTCAAGGCAAGCAACCAACCCCTATGCAACAAGCGATACAAACGCCACAGCCATCGCAACCTGTTCAGCGTCCATCTATCATTAACGCCATGCAGGGTCTTGATAGACAGGCTAAGCCAGAAGTTGTTCAACAACCTATAATCCAAAGACAAAGACAACAAGCGGCTCAGCCAGCAGCTGATTTAATACGAAAAGAGGCTGCGCCTATAGCTAAAATCGCTAAGCCATCAATAGCTAAAGAAGAGCTATTGAAAGAAAAACCTGAATCACAACGCGTTATGACAAAAAGCGAAGAGCTTAGGCAATCTCGTCTTGCTGCTAATAATCTTAAGCTTCAAGAAAAAGAACAGCGCGTAGCGACAAAAACAGAACGTCTTGAAAAATTGCTTCAAGAAAAAAGACAACTAGCGGCTGAACGAGAGCAGAGAATCTTAACAAGAAGCGAACAAGCTGAAAAACGCAGAATCGAAAGCGACTTACGACGTGAAAAAATCGCTCAGGCTAAAGAAGAGCGAGAATTAGCAAAAGATGAGCGTGTCGAACAACACAGAATAAATAAAGAGCTCGGGCCAATACATAAAGAGATAACACAGGCAGCTCGTGGCGCAAAAGATGATGATAGACGTCTTAATCGCATGGAAGAGCTGATTAATAAAGGAGATCTTTCCAGACCAAGGTTCCATTCTTTACTTAATACAGTAGAACATGGGATTTTCGGATTTGGAATCAATCTTC